TTTAGGCCGATGATTAGATCTTTGTATGTCAACAGGGATCAAGAGAACTTGATTAAGTCAGTGGATGTAGAATATGTCTAATGAAACAGATAATGCAGATCTGTTTTATATTAATAGCATTTTCTCTACTGATTGGGTGGCATCCGACACTGAAGCAGTCACGACTACTAACGTCATTACCGCTGCTGAATCTGGTACTCGGTTTGTACTGAATAGCGCAACAGCATTTGTAAGCACTTTGCCTACGCCTGCTGCTGGTCTTGAGTACTGGTTCTACATTGGTGCTACTGAGCCTACTACCTCTCATACGGTAGTTACAGCAAGCTCAGCTAATATTATTGTAGGTAACGTATCTAGCCCTGAAGATGCTGCTGGCTCTGTAGCTACAGTTACTGACGCAGATACTATTACCTTTGTAGCTAACCTTGCAGTACATGGTGATTACGTCCACGTATGGTCTGACGGTACTAACTGGTACCTTGACGGCATGTGTAAAGTACAAGATGGTATTACGACTACTCAGGCTGGTTAATGTCTGAATTAGAAGAACTCTATAGGGAGCGTGAGAGGATTCTTGCGCTCCTTAGATCGGAGAAAGAGCGAAGGGATAACCCTAGCTCTTTGCTCTCTGCCGACGACCGCACATCCGAGGCACACACCGTAAGCTAAGGGAATACTTCAGCCCTATAGCTTATTTATTTTAACTCTTGAGGCTAACTCAGCCCTAAGCCCCTGAAGAAGTTGTGCAGCTTCCGAAGGCCACCTTAGGTCTCTGAGCCCCAGAAGGAGAAGACAATGACTGAAGAACAACCGAACCCTTATAACGCACGTAAAGAATGGCATAATGTAAAGGAGAGTCCCTTTGTAGATTCTACTTCTCTGTTTGTCCCTATGAGACCTGATCCGCTTGAAGACCCCGTAGATGAAACGGCCAATCCTCAAAGCACTGAACAGGCTTCAGATGATCCTTACAAGAAGCGTTATGATGAACTGAAGAAGCATCACGATAATTCAATTAATCAGCTTCGACAGGAACTCCGACAGCTACAGGCAGAAAAGGCAGCCCAAGTCCCTGACTACAAGCCACCTAAGACGCCCGAAGAAGTTGCGGAATTTACCCAAAGCAACCCCGAACTTGCGAAGATTGTTGAAACGGTAGCCCACTCGCAGACATCCGAACTGGAACGAGAGCTACAAGAACTGAAACAAAGGGAGCAGAAGGTAAGGGCTAAAGAAGCCAGAGCACATCTTATGACTGTGCATCCTGATTTTGAGGAGATCAAGGTAGATCCTGATTTTCATAGTTGGGCTGAGACCCAGCCTCAAAACATTCAGGACTGGATCTATAATAATCCTTATGACGGGGAACTAGCGGCAAGTGCCGTGACTCTTTACAAAGCTGCGAAAGGTCTTGGTACCTCTTCAAGCATTGATGAAGAACCGGAAAATGCGGCCCCCGCTGCAGACCCAGCAAGTCTAGTACCCACTAGAACCGCTGGTGTTAATGCAGCCGAAGGCAAGAAGATCTGGACTCGTAAAGAAATCAAAGACATGCCCATGCATATCTATGAGCGTTACGAAGAAGAGATTGATCTTGCAATGGAAGAAGGCCGCGTAATTTAAATTATAACACTGGGAGAATATTACAGTGGCTTTTGAAGAAGCGAGTACCCCGAGTATCTCCAACTTTGATAGCGCCATCGCGGGTCAGACGAATACGTTCTTCATGCCCGAGGTTTATAGTAAAAAGGTTCAGAACTTTTTCCGAAAAGCCTCAGTCGTGGAAGCGATCACTAATACTGACTACGCTGGCGAAATCTCAGCTTATGGTGATACCGTTAACATCATCAAAGAACCGACAATCACGACGTACGACTACACTCGTGGTTCAGACACAACTCAAACCCTCTTGACAGACCAAGAGCTGACTCTCGTCGTAGACCAAGCTCGTGCGTTCAAGTTTATCGTAGATGACATCGAAACTCGTATGTCTCACGTAAACTGGAAAGAGGTAGCAGCCGGTGCTGCAGCATATGCCCTGAAGGATCAGATGGATAGCAACGTCCTTGCTTACATTTCATCTAATGCTTCTGCGTCTGCTCCCGATATGATTATCGGTGCTGACGATGCTACGGCTGACGACCTACCGAACCTCGGGGCTGACGAGTCTGTGCATATCGGTTTCTCAACTGGCACGACTGATCCTCTCGATCTCCTGTCTCGTATGTCTCGTCTCCTTGACGAACAGAACGTACCGGAAGAAGATCGTTGGTTCGTAGCTTCACCCCTGTTCTATGAGGTACTGGCAGAGTCTAGCTCTAAGCTGCTCTCTGTTGATTACAACGCAGGTCAGGGCTCCATCCGTAATGGTCTGGTTTCATCTGGTCTCCTCCGAGGCTTTAAGATGTATAAGTCCAACAACATCACGAATGGCTCAAATGCTAACGTAGCTCTCGCAGGCCATATGTCTGCTGTTGCTACGGCTGGTACGCTCCTGAATACGGAAACTATCCGTCATCAGGATTCCTTCGGTGACGTAGTACGTGGTCTCCATGTCTATGGCCGAAAGGTTCTGCGACCAGAAGCACTGGTTAAAGCTTTCTGGAATACTACTTCAGACGCCTAAACCTAACTGAGGGGCCCTTCGGGGCCCTTCAATCCCTAAAGGATTTATATGAGTACGACATACCTTACAGCAACTAATGAGATCCTGAAGGAACTCAATGAAGTGGAACTGACCTCAGCTAACTTCGCTAGCGCTGTAGGTATCCATGCATTTGTTAAAGACATCATCAATCGAGCCTACTTCGATATTGTTAATGCTGAGGATGAATGGCCTTGGTTAATTGAGGGAGTTCCTGAAGAACCCTTCGCTGGCTCTCTATACATTGAGACTGTAGTAGGACAAAGATGGTATCTCCTGAAGACAGCTTCAGCAGATATCCGAACAGATTTTAAGACCGTAGATTGGGATAATTTCTATCTTACAAACTACGGGGTTGCAGGGGCTACAGAGCCCTATGCGAATGACAGACTTAAATACCTCTCCACAGCCCAGTTCAATTATTGGAGAGAACAAGATAATGCTCAGCATTTTCAGAGCGATGGCTATGGTCAACCCAAGCGAATAACCCGGAGCGCTGATAACCGATACTTTGGTGTCAGTCCCTTACCCGACAAGGTCTATAGAGTTTATTTTAATGCTTGGATTCAACCATCAAGGCTCTCAGCTTTTGGTGATGAGATTGTTATTCCAGATAATTGGATTAATGTCTTGTATGCTCGAGCACGATACTACATGTGGCAGTTCAAAGAGAGCCCACAGCAAGCAGCCTTTGCTAACGATGAATACATGCAAGGACTAGCTAAGATGCGTAGGAGCTTGATTGAGCCTACGCCCGATGACATGAGAGACGACCGCATTAGGTTTATTTAATGGCAGCAGTACAACCATTTACAGTAGTTCCTTCAGGGGGTCTTGATCTTATCTCGACCCCTTACGAGCTTTTGCAGAACCCGAGTGTAGCAATCAAACTTAATAACTTTGAAGTCTCCAATCAGGGTGGCTATAGAAGAATTAGTGGCTTTACTGCTTTTGGTGGTGGTAGTGCTACAAGACCTGAAGGCGCTAATCGGATACTAGGCGTACAGCCTTATGGTGCTGGCGTAGTAGTCTGTGTAGATACTTCGATCTATTATTCTGAGGATGGGATTACTTGGACACAGGTTAATAAGGACTTATCTGGTGGAGGTAACGCAGCAGCCTTAGCCGCCGCCGCAGCCCTAGATAGACCTAATCAATCTCAGGCTCAATTTGTTTTAATGCGTAAGCCAACAAGTAAGACGAGTGCCTTGTATGGTACATTAATTATTGCTACTGGAGATGACGAAGTAGCTTTGTTCCGTATCGAAGGTACAGGCGCAAGTAAGACTTATTACTATCAAGAGTTAAGTACTCCAGCCGCAGGTAAGTATGTAGAGATCCACGACAAGCATCTATGTATTGTTGATGAAGCTAATGCACCAAGCACAGTGTACTATAGCGCCACCAATGAAGATGATGACTTCGCTGGATCTGGTTCAGGTAGTGTCACGATTAACGATACTATAGTAGGTATTAAGAGTTTCCGAAATGATCTCTATATCTTTTGTGAGAGATCTATCAAGAAACTTGTTAATATTAATGATGCAACAAATGTAGCTGTACAGGACGTAACAGAGGATCTGGGATGTGTTTCAGGCTATACGATTCAAGAAATAGGAGGTGATCTTATTTATCTCTCCCAAGATGGGTTCCGTACCATTGCTGGTACAGAGCGCATCGGGGACATTGAACTCGGGACAGTCAGTAAGAATATCCAACCTCTGATAGCTACAATCACCGATAGTCCCGGTACATTTATCTTTAATAGTGTTATCATTAAGGGGAAAGATCAATATAGATTGTATTACAGTGTATCGGGCGGGACAGCAACTAATCAGAAGGGAATCATTGGGACGCTGCGTGTCGATCCTAACTCAGGATCATACGGCTTTGAGTGGAGTACATGTTCGGGGTTTGATGTAGGAGCAATAGGTGCTTCCTTCGGAGATGATGAGGTTTACTACCACGGCGACCTGTCCGGTTACATTTATACACATGACTCAGGTGATGATTTTGCAGGAACGGCAATTACATACAACTACCAGACACCTGATATGGATTTCGGAGACCCCGGCTTAAGGAAGACATTACATTATATGATGTTGTCTACTGAGCCCGAAGGCTCCACAGATATTACGTTACAAACCAAATTTGAGTTCAGCTCAACAAGTATTGTACAGCCACCTCAGCAGTCTGTAGGAACATTAAGCTATGGTGAGGTCTATGGTACTGCAGTATACGGAACATCCGTATATGGTATCTCTAGTCCCCTAAAGCGATTGAATCTGCGTGGGTCGGGCACAAGTATCTCATTTAGGTTTAGTGGCTCGGATAGTAATCCACCTTTTAAAATAACAGGTATGTATATTACATTCGTACCGATGGATAGACGATAATATGGCAGGATATACAAGACAAACAACCTTTGTTGATGCAGCTACTATTGAGGCAGCAGATCATAATAGTGAATTGGATCAAGTACAGGCAGCCTTCAGTAACACTACAGGTCATAAGCATGATGGTACGGCTTCTGAGGGCCCTGTAATTGGATTGATTGGTGATCCCGGTGATACTACTCCAGCTAATAAGATTGAAGTAGATACGTCGGGTTCCAATATTGGTGTATGGCTTGGCAGTACAGAACAGGTTATTTTTACTGATGGCACTATCGAGCCTGTTACAGATAGCGACATAGATCTCGGGACAAACACTAAAAGATTCAAGGATCTCTATGCCGACACCATCACCTTGACGACAGCCGTCCCGGTTGCTCAAGGGGGTACGGGGGCTACAAGCGCCGGGGATGCTAGAACTAATTTAGGC